GCTCGATGGAGATGGAGCGGTCGTTGCCGCCGGAGTTGACGCCCACGCCGTCGCCGCACGCCCACGCGCGGTCCATGTCATTGACGTGCTGCACGATCTTGCCGTTCCGGTCGACGCTGTAATGCGCGGAGGTGCCCGCGCCGCGCCACACGCGGTTGCAGCCGTCCGCGTCGAGGTCGCCCGCCATGTGGTGGATGGTGACGCCCGTGATGCCCCACGGCCTGCCTGCGGTGTAGTTGCGGCCCAGCAGCTTATACTCGTCGGGCTGGACGTTCATGAAGTCAGCCACTTTTTTCCTCCTTTAAAGAAAAGGCCCCCGCCTGGATGGCGAGGGCCGGTTGGCCGATTGAGTTGTCTGCCGCCCCTAGGCGGTCTTCTTGGTGGCCTCGGCGGCTCCGAGGAGCACGCCGATGCCGGTGGACACGATGGTGGCCGTCTGCGCCACCTCCCCGGCGGCCGGCCATCCCCACACCGACGCCAGGCCGGTGTAGATCGCCGCGCAGGCCGGGATGGCAAGCAGCCCGACCCACTTGAGGACGTCGTACAGCCAGCCGGGGAGCCAGTACTTCGCGTACTCCTTCACGGGCACCTCGTCCGGGATGTCGGGCATGATTTCTTCGTTCATCTGTTCCTCTTTCATCTATTCCTCCTCTTTCAGAAGCCGATTCGGGCGATGAGCGCGGTCGCGACCGCCGTGATCACGACGCTGACCACGATCCACGTGGCCTTGTCCCACTTCTCGGCGGGCTTGGCGGCCATGATGTCGAGCTTGCCGTCGATGCGGTCGACCTTGCTCTCGACGCTCGCCATCTGCTTGTCCCTAAAGGCGTCTCGCTCCTGGGTGCGCACAATCTGCTCGGTGATGGCGTCGATCTCCTTGCCGTGGGTCGTGATGCGCTCCTCGGCCGTTGACATGCGCCCCTCGAGGAGCTTGATGCGCGTCTCCGGTGGCTGGTTGTCCATGTGTCACCTCCTTCCGATCATCGCCGTCAGCCGACGAGTCTCCACCATTCGTCGGTTCCCGGTGTCGAGGTGTTCCCGTCACGCCTGGACTCGTACACCGGCCCGTCGGCCCCTGGGTAGTGGACCCTTTTGCCGGTGTTGTACGCGTTGGGATCGCTGTGGAGGGCGTCCATGGACCACACGGGTATCCCATCGCCTCCAATCGAAAGCCTCACGTAGATCGTCGGGGTCGCATCTGGCGTCTGGTGCGCCTGGGAGGTGACGTCCTGGTTCGGGTAGTAGACATCGCCCTCGTAGGAGAACCTCTCGTCCTTCACGTACTCGTGCCCGCTCCCGTCCCACTCCGGGTAGATCCCGGGCGCGAGCATGGCAAGGTCATCCGGGTAACCGGCAGCCCTTGTCCTCTCGATCGCGAGGAGCCCCCTCAGCGCGCGCTCCTCCTCTTCTGTGAATGCCATTTCCGCTCCTTCCAAAAGAAAGGGCCCCCGCTCTGGCGAGGGCCCAGGCCTTCCTATGTAGTTGTCTTGCGTTATCCGAAAAGCTCCCTGTACAGCGCGTCCATGCTCAGCAGGGTCCTGTGCGCGTCGAGGCGCTCGATGCCGCCCCTCCACGACTGGTACTGCTGGCTTATCTGCTCAATGGTCATATCGCCCGCGTCGAGCATCCGCTTGAACGCCTTGAGCTTCCTGCGCTCGCGGGTGATGGTCTCCCGGCACGGCCTCACGGCCACGCCGCCAGTCGGCGTGTAGCTGAACTTGCGCTTGAGGAAGGTGAAGCCGTGGGACAGCTTGACTATCCTCGTCTTGCCCTGATGGAGCTCGATCCCGTAGTCGCCGCACAGGATCTCGACCGCCGCGGCGACCATGCGCAGGTGCTCCTTGCTCTCGTGGATGCAGTAGCTGTCGTCCATGTACCTGCCGTACGCCTCTACCCCGCACATCTCGGTCACGAAGTGGTCCAGGGCGTTCGGGAACGCGACGGCGCATATCTGGTTGGGCTCGCACCCGAGACCGAGGCCGACGTCCCCTTGGTGGTCGATTATCCGCTCCTCCATGTCGATGAGGCGCGGGTCGTCGAGCCTCGAGCGCACCTGCCTCTTCAGGGGCTCGTGGGCGATCCGCGCGAAGTAGTCGCGGAAGTCCATCTGGAGGATGTACCCCTCCGACCCGTGCCTGCGGTAGTGGTCGACCAGCTGCCCCTTCATGAGGCGCACGGCGTAGTCGGTGCCCCTGCCCTTGATGTTCGCGGAGTTCGCGGGTATGAGCGTGGGCACGGTCGCCGGCACCAGGGCGTTCTGGGCGAGCGATTTCTGCGGGACGCGCTCCGATATGTGCACGGAGCTGATGCGCCGCAGCTTGCCGCGCTCGACCACGTCGAAGCGGATGAAGCCTCGGTGCATGTCTCTGCCGGAGAGCAGGTCGCGCCTCGCCCTCACGATGTTTATGAGCAGGTCCTTCTGGTACCGCTGGACGGACGCCTTCCACGAGACGCCCCGCGCCGATTCGCGCGCCGCCCTATACAGCGAGTCGAGGCTCGCCACGGCCTCCATGTCGACGCCCTCGAGGCGCCGCCTCCTGGCGTCGGCCCTCTTCTCCTGCCTGCGGCGCCTGCGCGCCTCCCTGCGCTCCTCGGAGTTCATGGGAGGCACCCCGCACGGCTTTCAGTGGCGTTCGGGTAGCCGCTTGCAGATCGTGCATGAAACCGCGTTGAACGCCGAAGCCAACGGCCATGCAAGAAGCGTCCGCACGTCTGCGCGGGGTGCGTATTCACGGCGCTACGGCCGAAGGTCGCGCCCTCCTCCCTCATTGTGCTCAGCTTTCGTCTCCTACTCGGTCTGGCTATATGGGAATCAGGGGCGGGGCCGGACCCAGTCATACGTGGGCGTGTTGCAGTTGGCATTGCCGTTGCTGTTGACGTAGCACACGTTCGAAGACGAGGAGCCGGACACCGACCGGAGCCACCAGTTGATGCGACTAACAGGGCGTGACCGGTCTTCATTGTACATCGCCGGCCAGCGCGCGCTCGGCGCGCTCGTCCTCGAGGGCCGCGACCTGCGCCCTCGCCTCGGCTATACGGTCTTCTATACACGGCGTCCCGAGCAGCCTGACTCGCTTCCTGTATCCGGTAAGAAGCGCGATCTCCTCGTCTGCCATGGCTATCAGGTTCTCGAGCCTTCCGATCTCGAACGGGATGTTTCCCGTTACCCTGTCCCGCCTCGTCTCGATGTAGCATCTCAGGTCGTCCATCATGGCCTGGCACGACGCAATGGCCAAGGTGGCGTACCTCCTTCGCTCCCTGACGTTGAAAGGTGTATTCGGGTAGAACTTATCCGACCTCGCTATGTTGCGCACAACGTCGCGCGCCTCCTCGATGATCGGCATGGCGTTGCTGAACCTATAGCGTTTGGGGAACACATCCTCGTCCATCGCCACGCGGTTCACCTCGACTCTGAGGGCGAACGCCGTCTTGTAGAACTCAAGCTCGCTAAGTTTACGGTGCCTGACGAGGACCCCGCTCATGGAATCCCCCCCCCTGTTTTCCGTCTTTATCGGCCGCGTTCGCGGCAAGCGCCCCGCGCAAGGCGGGGCGCCGTCAAGTGTAGCGCATCGGTCAGGCCTTCGGCCTAACCTACGAGGAAGCAGGGGCGGGGCCGCACCCCGTCATACGTCGGGGAACTGCAGGTGGCAATCCCGTTGTAGCTGACGTAGCACACGTGGGACGAGGACGAGCCGGACACCGACCGCAGCCACCAACCGATGCGACCGCCCATGATGCGGTCCTTTGCCTGCTTGAAGATCGGGAACTGGCAGTCGCAGCCGGTCCCGTATCCAGGCTTGCTCCATACGTTGAAGCCGTACACCTCGACCTCGCTGGGCGACCATATCTTCCCGAGATCCTGCCAAGCCCAACCAGACGGCTCCGTGAGCTTGCCGGAGGACGAGTACCTTTCCTCGAGAAGCATGCGGTGCGCCTTGATGACCGCCTGCACCTCTGTCGGGAGGGAGGGCAGGTAGTCGTTGATCTCCCAGTCGTGGAGCAGGGAGTTGAGATAGGGACACTTCGCGTCGGCGGTTCCGTTGTTGTCAGCCGTATCCCTCCACTTGATGTAAGAGCCGTTGACCGCCTTGTCTCCCTTCACCGCGACGGTGGCCTTCGGCATCATCACGATGTGGTGACCCATGGCCGTGTCGCCGCACTGGAAGTACGGGTCGATGGCGGCGATCGCGTACCGAACGGTCTGAGCAGGGACGTTCGCCCCATCATTGACCTGCACTTCGATATAGTCTCCAATGCGCAGTCCCGCGAAGTTTTCGGCCTTGACGCGCTTCTGGAGCCACGTCCACACGTTTTGGCTTCCGATCTCGCCGGCGAAGACCGACGCGATCGAGCGGCCGCCGTAGATGTCCGTCAGCTGCTGCCGGTCGTATTCCTGAGCGGTGGTCGCGGCGTTCGCCGTGTTCCGCGCGGCGACGTCCTTGACGTTGCGCGGTGCGCCGTTGAATGTGAGGACTGATACATCTGCCATGTTGGTTCTCCTTAATTTAGGGTCGCGGTTTCGTCGGAAATGCCCGACTGTGCGAGTGCAAGCGTCTCACCGCTGTAAGAGGCCACGCGGGTCGGCGGGACGTATGCCGTCTCACCGATCAGGACGTACTTGTCCTGAAGCTCCGCAACCGCAGAGGCGATGATTTCGTTGGCCTTCCGCAGCTCCTCGACCTCCGCGTCGCTCGGCGGCTTGATCGATGCGATGCTGTTTGCGATGTTCAGCGCGTTCGTCGCGGCGACGGTCGCGTCATCCGCCGCGCCGTTTGCCTTCGACGCAGCGGAGTTCGCCGCCGATGTCGCCTGCTGGGACGCGGTCTTGAGAGATGCGTGCTCGGTGACTCGATGTTGCTCGGCGGTGACGCGACCGACCTCGGCAGCCACTCGGGAAGACTCCGCGCTCTTGCGCGCGTTCTCGGCCGACACGCGCGCCGATTCCTGCTTCTCGTAGGCGTCCCATTTCTCCCACAGCTTGGTGAGCAGGTCGTCGTACGGCTTGGCCATCTCCCCGCTCACGTCGATCGCCGGAAGCACCCTCAACTCGAAGCCCTCGGTCGTCTCGACGACGCTCGTCCCCGTGAAGAACGCGAAGTACGCGAGCTTGCACGTGCCGTGGCTCGACAGCGCCGCGCTGGGAAGCGTGCAGGTCACGGTGCTGCCGCTCTTCGCCGCGGTCACCCGCGCCCACGTGCCGTCCGCGTGCAGCACTTCGAGGCGCGCGCCCGTGCAAGACGAGGCGTACGGCTCGCCGTCCTTGGTGATCGCCGCCTCTATCTGCTGCGTGCCCGCCTCGCCCTGGCGCACCACGACGCGCTGCTGGCCCACGGGCGTGCGCTTGTGGACGTCGAGCGCGAGCTTATGGGTTACTGCCATTGTCTGCCTCCTTGATGCTCAGGGCCTGCGCCACGATGTCCGCGAGGCGCTGGACGGCCTCGTTCGTCTGTATCACGGCGGACTCCAGCCGCCGCTCGATGGGTTCGCCCACGCCGGTGGCGGCCGGCAGCGGGTTCTCCTCCTTCTGTTCCATGTCCCCTCCTTAGCTCCAAACCAGGTCGCTGTAGAACTTGCCGTCAAGCCACCCGAAGCCCTTGCTCCCGCAGCGGCACTGCACGCCGCCCGAGTCGATTCGCACGTAGTGGGCGCGGTCGAACCGCAGCTCGGTGTAGCCGTTGCCGAAGAAGACGCCCTGGTTGTCGTTGCGCTGCAGCTCGACGTACGCCTTGGTGGCGTCGCCTCTGCTGGAGCAGCGCATGTACAGCTGCTCGGCGGGCTTGCTCATGTACCCGGTGTGCATCGGCGGGTTGAGCCACAGCTGCTCGTAGTAGGTCGAGCAGTCCAGGAAGCCCTTGTCGTAGATGGCCAGGCCGGTGCCGGTGGTCCTGTTCGTGGGGTCGTCCACCGCCCTCAGCGCCTCGACGCTCATGTAGTCGCCCGAGCTGTCCACGAAGGACGTGCCGGGGTTGCCACGGACGGTCGTGCCGGTGTGCACGTACAGGCTCGAGTTGCGCGCGCTCTCGATCCGGTCGGTGGAGATCGTCCCCGCCTTGATGTACTCGCCGTTGATGTAGATGCGACCGCCCGTCAGGTAGATGCCCTGCGTCTGGCCGTTGTTCGTGAGGCGGTTGAAGATCTCCCGCTGCGTGAGGCTGCTATCCAGCCGCGCGACCGAGTCCTTGGCGTCGCTCGCCGACTGGTTCGCGCCGTTGACGGCCTTCGCGAGCACGGGGCTCGTGTACGTGGTCCTCCCGTCGGTCCACGTGACCTCCGACCTCGTCCAGATGTAGCGCCCCTTCGACCACGCGGGCTGCTCCGTGGACCACGACCCGCCCGACTGGGAGTAGGAGGACGTCGACAGGTAGTACTGCTCGGCGATGCGGCTCACGCCGACGCCCTGCGCCCCGTCGTCTCCGGGGTTGCCATCCGCTCCGGGCGTGCCCTCCGCGCCCTGTATGCACGTCGGGGCGGAGTAGGTCGCCGTCCCGTCCTGCGCGGTGGTCTTGGTGCGCTGCCAGATGTACCTGCCCGCCTCCCATGCGGGCGCGGTCGTGGACCAGCCGGAGGTCGGTGCGGTCGTCTGGCTCGCGCCGCTGGCGTACTCGACGTCGACGGATTTGATGGCCTTGTCGGCCGTCGCCGGCCTCTTGCCGTCGATCGTCGTCCCGCTTGAGGATAGCTTGAACTCGCCCGTGTCGAGGTTCCAGTAGTTCCGGCCTTTCGAGTCGCGTATTCCCCCCTGCTCGAACATGAGGTCCCCGGTCTCGAGGTTCCACCTGTTGGAACCTCCCCTGATCTCTCCCGCCGTGATGCAATCGGCTGTGAACCCTGCCCCCGTTCCGAACGTGCGCCAATCGAAGCTCCCATCGCTCCTGACGCCGGATGCGATCCTGAAGCCTCCGCCCTTGAGCTGTATCGCGGTCGCGGGGGTGCGCTTGGGGCGCATCTGCTCGTCGAGCGGCACGCTGGACACGATCACGCCCTGCTCGAAGCTCTCGTACTTGTACGCGCCGCCGGCGTCGAAGCCGGCGTTCAGAGTGGCTATCACCCGGTTGAGGTAGTTCGGGCTGAGGTTGACCGCCGCATCCCACGAAGAGCTCTGCTGGCCTATCCCAGCTATCTGGGAGACTATGCCTGACAGCTCGTCGCTGATCGCGCTCCTGACGTTGCCGATCGACACGTCCGTGTCGGCAGGGTCGAACAGGTTGCGCCTGATGGCCATGACACGCGCCTCGAGCCTGAGCGCGGGCGAGAAGCACGTGTCGACTACTTGGACGCTGTCGCCGACTCCGACGCCCTCCCAGGGGCACCCCATGGCGGCGAGGTCTCGCACGGAGCACTCGTAGGAGACCTTCGGCCGCTTCGCCTTGTCGAGCGCGTCCCTGGTCAGCTCCATGAGCTCGGCCGGGTCCTCGCAATCCTGGAATGTTACCGTTCCGAAGGCGTGGGCCTTGCCGCCCTTCCCATCGGGCCTGCCCCACCTTTCCAGGGCCTCACGGTCCTCGACGTAGTCGCGGCCGCCGTTGAGGTCGGCGAACGTGATTCGCCTTCCGTTGGTGCCCTCGTCATCGTCCCCGAGGTCGTCGCCCTTGCCGAAGCCGCGCATGGCGGTGTAGACGTCGTCAGCCTCGACGGTGCGCTTCACGCTGACGAGGTCCTTGCCGTATTCGAACCTCTTGTGCGTCGCTCGATCGCCCATTGCGGTGACGAGGTTGACCATGCGCGACACGATGCCGTTCTCGTCGACATCGAAGCTGCTGTAGACCTCGCCTCCCCACGTCTTCACGAGCTGCTGGATGGCCTCTCCGACGGAGATGTGGTAGAAGGATTTCGTTCGCGAGCCGGTGACATCGACCTTTCCGCGCTTCCATCTTGTCTGCTGCAGGATTTTGTCGAGGGCGGCGTCGGCGGTTCCCGACCGGACCCTGACCTCGTCAACCTTGTCCCTGAACAGCTCGTTTATGGCGTCCTCGCAATAGGTCTCGTACACCACGGAGCCGTCTTCACCACGAGTCGCGACCGGTTCGTTGGCGATGTGCTCGTGCCACTTGCCCATCGAGTCGCGCCACACGACCCTGTCTCCCTTGGCGAGAGATTCGCCGGACGTGGTCAGCGTGACGCTGTTCTCGCCTCCGGACTCCTCCCTGCTCGACGCAGCCATGACGTCGGAGAGCGGGCCGATGTAGGAATCCCACCTGTCATATCTCCAAAACTCGATCATCACAGCCAAGCCTCCCTCCACTTCACGACCCCGGAACCGCCCTCGACGTGAACGTCGGAGTCTCCGGGGCCGATCTCGAAGAACGTACTCTCGATGCTCACCCTCGCGTCAGCGCCGTTGACGGTCGCCCTCTTCGATGCCATGTCGACGCGTACCATCGACCCGTTCGAGCATGGCACCTTGACGAATGAGCCGTCCGGCCCGGTGACCTTCACGCTCGTGGAGGAGGACCTGATCTCGAATCGCGCGTCGGCCGGAGCCGTTCCGCCGACCCTCACGACGCTCTTCCCGAGCGGCAGGTCCTGCGACCTCTCCTCGTTCGACAGGAAAAGAGGGTCGCACGTGAACGTCACCGTGAAATAGTCGACGTACCCGACCCTCGTGACGTCGGACACGCCCGAGACTATCGCCATGCAGTACATGACAGGGTCGTCGTCGAAGATGAGCTTCCTCTTGCCCTTGCGGAACAGGGCGGATGCTATGAGCCTCTTCGCGTCGCTCGCCTCCCTGATGCCATCTGCCATGTCAAGTGGCCAACCGGGCAGCACGTAGCACTCGACGTCGACGTCGAACGACTCGAGCCTGACGCTCGATACCTCGAACCCGTCGCGCCCCGCAGAGGTCGATGTCGACACCTTCGGGGAAGCCATGAGGGGGCGGGCGCACTCGGCGTGCATGAGCTCCCCGAGGTCGGTTCCGTCGTAGATCACAGCGCGTACCCCCTCTCGCTCCTCTTGAACAGCGTGTAGAGCTCCTGCGCCATCTCGCGCGGGTCTCCGCCGCCGTCCATGGTTATGTTGAAAGTCACGTTCCTGCTGCTGTTGTCGATGTTTCCGGCCTTCTGCCCGACGGACCTCGACGCGGAGCCGTAATCGACCATCGTCGCGAAGCCGTAGTCGACGGCCCCGATGTTCGGCGTTATGTCGAGCGCATCCCTGACCTTGTCCGCGATTCCCGCGTATGTCCTCACGGTCTTCGACGCCTCGGATTGTGCTCCCTCTCCCATGGCGTCCATGATCGAGAGGCCCGAGTAGTACACCCATCCCCTGCCAGAGAACGGGCCATCCTTGGCCGGGCTGAACGGGAAAAGATTCCTGATTCGGCCGACCGCGTTCGACACGGCGTTCACCGCGCCGCCTATGGCGTTCTGGATGCCGCTGACGAGGCCATTGATGATCGACCTGCCGGAATTCACGAGCCATGAGCCCGCGTTGGAGAATATGCCCATGATCCTGCCGGGCAGGTTCGCCACGAAATTGATCGCATTGCTGACCCCACTGCTGAACGAGGACGTCACGCTGCTCCACATGCTGCTCGCCTTCGAGGTGATGCTGCCCCAAAGGTTGGAGAAGAAGCCCGTCACACTCGAAACCATCCCGGACACGAAACCGGACACGGCGCCTGCGGCCCCGCTCACGATTCCCTTTATGCCCTCCCAGACGCTCGAGGCTACCTGCTTGATTCCCTCCCAGACCTGGGACCAGTTGCCGGATATGAGCCCGGTGACCGCCGTGATAACTCCCTGGATCACTCCCATGGCTGTTTGCACGACCGACTGGATTACCGGCCAGACGGTCTCGACGACGGCCCTGATGGCGGTCATGGCGGCCGTTATGACCTGCTGGATGATGGGCCATGCGACCGCTATCGCCTGCTGTATCACCGATGTGACGCTGGTTATGATGCCCTGTATCGCGGGCATGTTCGCCGCTATGAGGTCGGCCACCTGCTGGATGATGGGGAGCACCAGCGTGGCGATCTGCGCGACGACCTGAGCCGCGATCTCTATGAGCTGGGACACCACTGGTATGAGCGCGGACGCGATGCTGGTGACCACCGGAGCTATCGCAGCGACCAGCTGCATGACGGTGAGCACTATCTGCCCGATGACCGGCAGCAGCGTCTGCGCGGCCGACATTATTGCCGGCAGCAGCGTGTCGGCGATCTGCTGCATGATCGGCGCCAGGGTCGCCGCGATCTCACCGCCGAGCTGCATCACGGACGATCGGAACTGCTCGTTCGTGGCGAACAGGTAGGCGAATCCGGCAGCGAGCGCCGCCCCGACTGCTATCAGGGCGGTCATCGGTACGCTGAGGCCGCCCACTGCGGTGGTGAGCCCCCCGAACAGCCCCCTGAGGCTCCCGACAGGCGTCGCGAGGCCGCCGAGGGCCCCGAACAGGCCGCCGAGCGCGTCGCCGACGATGGGTATGCGGGAGATAAGGCCGCCGAGGCTTCCGACCGAGAACACGGCTATCGCCGCCGCCGCGAGCTTTACTTCCTCCGGCAGGTTCGTGAAACCGCCCTCGCCGAGCCCCTCTATAGCCGCTTTCGCGCCGTCGAGCGCGCTCGTCAGCTTCGGCACGACCCCCTCGAGGAAGTCCGCGAACTCGTCCGCGACCGGCTTGAGGGCGGCGGCGGTCGCGTCGATGACCGGCATGAGGGCGACGAACACCTGGCGCAGGGCGTCGAGCGTCGGCGATGCGAACTGCTCCCCGACGCGGGACAGCGCAGCGCGCACGTTGGACATCGCGCCGCTGAACGTCTCGTTCGCGCCGGACGCCGCCGTGCCGAACGTGGCGTACATCGCGTCGCTGAAGGTCTGGAAGTCTATCTGGCCCTTGCTGACCATCTCACGGACCTCCGCCTGCGTCTTCCCCAGATGCTTGGCCAGGGCCGCCGTCGCGTTCACGCCGGCCTCGGCCATCTGGTTGAGCTCGTCGCCCTGCAGCTTGCCGGTGGCGGCGACCTTTCCGAAGATGAGGCCGACGTCCTCCATGGAGCGCCCCGACATGGCGGCCATGCCGGCGACCCCCTTGAGGGCCTGGGTCATCTGGTCGCCCGCCTGGACTCCGGATGCGCCGAGCGAGGAGGCCACCGTGGCGGCGGCGTCGAGGCCGTAGGCGGTGCCATTGACGGCCTCGTTGCACGACGCCATGACGGCCTCGACGTCGAGCCCCATCTGCTTGATCTTGTATTGCGCCTGCTCGATGTTGAGCGCGCGGTTGATTCCGCCGACTGCGGCGAGGCCGGTCACGGCGGCGCCTATGGTTCCGATGCCGCTCGTGACCGCGTCAGCTGCCTTCACGACACCGTCTCCGAGAGCGGACTTGATTCGGGAGCCGATCTGCGACGCCTTGTCCATGAACGCGTCGAGCTTCGACTTGGACCCTTCGATGCCGGAGTCGAAGTTGGACCCGTCGTAGGTTCCCTTCGCGCTGAGGGTGTAGTCAGCCATGACTCACCTCCACCCCGTTCCAGGGCGTCCACGGGACGCGCTTATTCATCTGTTCCTGTATCGCGCTTATCTCGCGCTTCCTGACCGGCTCCTCCCACGCCTTGCGCTGGGTCTTGAGCCAGAGCTTGTTCTTGCGCCTGCCCATCACGTTGGACACGGCGACCTGCACGGCGTCCTTCAGGAGGTCGGACCTCTGCACGGTCTGCCTCTCGATCTCCTTGCGGATGAACATCCGCTGGACGGGGGTGCTCTCGTAGTAGTCCGAGACGGACCAACCGAGGTTGACCGCGAAGTACGCCAGGTCGATCTCGGTCTCGAACAGCCTCGACCTCTCGGCCTCGGCTGGGCTGGGGCTCACCGTCTTGAAGTACTCATAGGCGGTGAGCTCCCGCAGGGCCTCGGCCCTTAGGCCGTCGCCCCGAATAAAAAACCGCAGTCGCGCTGCAGGGCCTCCATGACGCGCTCGTAGACGGCGAGGTAGCCGTTCTCCTGCACGAGCCCTCGGGCCATCTTCATGCCCTGCTTCGGGTTCACGTAGCCGCCGCCCTCGAACTTCAGTCCGTAGGCCGTGAGGGCGTAGAGCTCGCCGAGACTGAACGTGCCCCCGTTCTTTGCGATTGACGCCATGATGGGCTGGTTGCCGTTCTCGTACAGCTCGATGCGCTTCTGGTTGAAGGCGATTTCGAAGGAGCGCCCGTTCACGGTGAAATCTGCGGCGCCCTCCTCCTCGATGCCGTCCATGTCGTCCAGCCCGTCGATGATCTCTTCCCTCATGCCTTATCCCTTCGCGATGGTGAGTTTCGCCTGGTTGCGCTCGTCCTCGGTCGCCGTCTCGAAGAGCCACGGCTTTCCGCTGCCCTCGAAGTCCATCGAGTACGTGGTGTTGTCCTCGTTCGCGGCCTCGAAGTTGTCCGAGGTCACGATCGCGAGGCCCATGCGGAGCGGCTGGTACGTGATGTCGCCGTTCGTCTCGACGGTTCGCTTGCAGATCTTCAGGCACAGGTACTCGTCATCGGCGAGCGCCTTGGCCACCATCTGCGTCGCCTCGTCGTTGGGCGAGTACAGGCCGTCGATCGACGCGTCCCAGCTCTTGGAGCCGTGGAACTTGAGGGACCAGCCGCCGCCCTCCATGTCCTTCGTGGACGCCTCGGAGCTCTCCGAGCTCATGTTGAAGCTCAGCCCCTGCTGACCCGCAACCGCGAGCAGCTTGGTGCCCGCCTTGTTGGTGACCATCGCGATGATGTTCTTGCCGGCGATGGCCTTGGAGGTCAGCGCGCTGTAGTCGCAGCCCCTCAGGATCTCACCGGTGATGTTTCCGGATGCCATCTCTTCTCCTATCAGTCTCTCGGCGCACGCCTCGGTCCTCTTGGCCATGGCCGCCTCCTCACTTGCATCTGAGCCCGTAGCAGACCCAGAACTTGTAGGCGAGGACCGCATGGCCCTCGCCCGTCTCGTCTCTCTTCAGCGCGCGCAGCCCCTCGTACTCCTGCCTGTAGAGCAGGAACGGGGCCGGCACCGCCACGTCCTCCGACATGGCCTCCTCCAACGACTTCACGAGCCGCAGGACGGGGGCGTTGGAATACGGTTCGGTCGGTTCGGAGATGCAGTGGACCGTCACGCTGTAGACGTCCACATACATGGTCTTGGTGTTCTCGGGGGCGGACCCCTCCACCTCGACGCTGTACATGGGCGATTCCTCGTTCTCGGGGTAGTCGTGGCACCTGAACCCCGTCCTGTCCTCGATGTGGTCGATCAGGCAGCCCAGGAACTCGCCTATGCCTAGCCTCGCCATCATTTGAACCTCCTAAGCTCGCGCTGAAGGTCGCGCTGGAATATCGGCCTCTGCTTGTCCACGTTCGCCTTCAGGAACTTCTGGCCCTGGACGTACGGCGCCTTCAGCCTCTTTCCGAGCCTCGGGACGAACTGGCCGACGTTCTGCCGGTGGCCGAACTCGACGTGCGGGGCGTACTCCTTCGTGTATCCGACCTCGTCTCCGGACTGCGACAGGCTGATCTTCAGCTCGCCCGTGTCCACGGGCGTCCCGCCGTTCTCCTTGCCCCTCTGGTAGATCTCGGTCATGTTCTTCTCTATCACCGCGTCGAATCGCAGCCGTGAGAGCCTTTCCAGCTCCTCGGCGAGCCCGTCGACGTCATTCAGCTCGAAGCCCATGCTTGGACCTCCTCGCCGTTATGACCGCAGGCGAGGCGTCTCCGGTGACCGACTCGACCTCGTACATGAGCCCGCGCACCTCGATCGCCTCGACTCCGTCGAGCATCGATGGCTTTGCGGGCGTCACGAACGTGCGCCTCATGCTGTCCGACCGGTTGCCCGACGTGTCGTCCCTCTCGGGCCGCGCCGGGGCGGTCCTCACGAGGATCGACTCGCCCGTGGGGACCAGCTCCATGACCGGATTGCGCGTCTCGTCGAACCCGACCTCCACGCGCCTGTGGGTCGGGGCCCTGTACCACCTCACGGCTACCTCAGGAACTTGATGCCGCGGTTCATCGACCGCCTGAGCGACGCTATCTCCTCGGAGTAGGCCGCGAGCACGTCGTCGATGAACGAGTTGGACACCGACCCGCCGTCGGACGCCGACTCGGACGTGCTGCCCTCGAAGCCGCGCAGGCGCAGGGCCTTGACGGCGGCGTCCACGGCGATGGAGCCGGCCGCCTCGGGGAGGTCGGCCGTCGTCTCCATCCTGATGCGCAGGCGGTCTATGACCGTGCGCAGCATCTCCTCTATCACCCCGTCGCCGGGCACGTCCTCGCCGTCGAGGTAGCGGCTCTTGACGCGCCCGACGAGGCCGGCGGCGTCCATCCCTAGCCCTCGGACAGGGCGGAGCCGCCGACGGTCGCGATGATGTGGCCGTAGACGTTGGGCATGACGGGGATGAACACGCCGGACGCCTTGGACCAGGTCGCCACCGGGTCGGGGGTCTCCCAGGTGACGCAGGTGACGAACTGGCTCTGGCGGCGGGAGTCGAAAGCGCCGCCGACGGCGGCCTCCTCGGGGGTGACGCCCCAGAGGCCCACGCCCACCTCGCCGTCCATGCCGGTGGAGGTGAGGACGAACTTGCCCTCGGGGAAGAAGCGGGCCTGCTTGATGGCCGCCAGGCCGTCCTCGCCGGTCCCCATGACGCCGTAGCGGTCCTCGTTCACGGAGATGGTCACGCCGAACTGGGCGCGGAAGAGCTCGTTGACGTCATCGCGCGTGGGAAGGGTGCCCTCGCCGACGGTGCCGTAGATCGCCTTCTGGACGCCCTTGTTCTGCATGATGCAGAGCAGCACCTTCTCGGTCGTGATCGCCACGTTCGGGGCCTCGCCGTTGCCGATGGCGGTCATGCGCCACCTGCGGACGTCACCGAGGATGTCGGCGCCGGTGTCGGTCCAGTCGGAGGTGACGCGGTTCTCGGCGGGCACGCCGTAGTCGACGTCGATGGTCGCGCCGTTCTCGCGGACGGACATCTTGCCCGTGGTGAGGGCGTCCATCTTGGCGACCTCGGCTCGGGTGACGACGCCCTCGGCGAGGCGCGCCACGTCGTCGAAGACGTAGCGGCGCAGCGTGTCCATCTCCATGCTCAGGCCGCGCGTGACTCGCGCGATGCTCTCGGTGAGGTTGATCTTCTCCTTGATCAGCAGCTCCTCGATCTCGACCTTCTCGAACGGGACGCGGGAGCCGATCGCGGCCTCGGTGTCGAACGCGTGGACCTTGGCCACGAGCGGCAGGTTGCCGTTGCGGGCCAGGCGCGTGTACTCCTGCTCGATGTACTGGGTCTTGCGGTCGGGGAAGAGCCAGCTTCCCATGTAGTTGCGCGCGACCGCGAAGTTCTGGGAGAAGTCCAGAAGCTCGCGCTCGGTGATCAGGTTGGAAATGTTCGGCATGTCGTTGTCTCCTTTCCTAGACGATGTAGAGGCCGCGCTTGGCGAAGTCCTCGGCCTTGGCCTTTGCCTCGGCGCTCACCTTGTCGGCCTTGAGGCGGCCCTGCACGACGACGGACACGGGGAACTCGTCGTAGTCCTCCATGTCGTAGTCGATCAGCACGACGCCAACCGGGCTGGCCGCGATCTTGGCCTCGTAGTAGGTCTTGCCCTCGGTCTTGGTCGTGTCCTCGGTCTTGACGTAGCGGCCGTCCACGACCTCGTACAGGCCCTCTGTCTTGGGATTGCTCGTCGGCTCCTTCACCGCGTACACCGTCTCGGTGAACAGGGTTCCGGCCTTGAGGTTCTTCTTGTCCTTTGCCATCGCCTTGGTGGCCGTGTGGGTCCTCACGACGAGCCCGACCTCGGAATCGAGGATGTTCTCGCTCTCGCCGTACCTGGTTGCCTTGTTGAAAGCCATTACTTGCCTCCGTTCTCGGTCTGCTTGACCTTGCTCTTGCTGTACTCCTGCGCGAAGGACGCGCCGAAGGACTTGGACCCGGGCTTGGGGTCAGCCTTGGGCGGCTCTCGGCGGAGCTGCTTCTGGACGGCCTCGTTGACCGCCTTGGGGAAAAGCTCCTTGATCTGCTCGATGGCCTTGCCGGTCTTGTCGGCGTCCGCGCTCACGAACATCGCGAGCAGGTCGTCGCCGAGGTTGATGTCGACCGCAGCCAACTCGCGGCGCGCGATGGCCGTCTGCTGGGACAGGTCGCGCTCGGCCTCAAGTGCCTCCTTCTCGGCCTTGAGCTTCTTGGCCTCGTACTGCGCCCGCTGGAGCTCGGTCATGTTCTCGAGCCTCTGGGCCTCGGTCTGCTTCGCGTCGGCCTCGTCCTGGATGGACTTGCGGATCTCCGCCTCCATCTTCTGGCGCTCGCGGGCGAGGCGCTTCTGCACGATCGCGCTCACGTCGTCGTCGGTGTACTTGGCGGGGTTCTGCTGCCCGCCGCCGTCCTTACCGCCGTCCTCGCCGTCTCCGCCGTCTGCCTCCTCTGCGCCATCGGCGCCCTGGGGCTCCTGCGGTGGGGTCTCGATGCCCCCGGCGATTCCGGCGAACTTCTGTCGGTTTCCGTCCTTTGCCATGTGCCTTTCCCTTCTTCCATAGGGTTTTACGTGTCCCATGCCTGCACACTCCGTAGCTTTTAACGGGTTCCACGCCTGCCCGAACCGTGGCTTTTAACGTCTTCAACGCTCGGACGGGAAAGGGCCGCTACGCGCGGCCCTCCCCCTTCAGCTTCTTTCGCTTCCATTCGAAGTGCCGCCCGACGAGCGACTTCGTGATCGCCTGCACCACGTAGGCCGTCATCTCCCCGCCGACGACCTCGTACCTCACAGCGCCACCTCCTCGAAGGTGAGCGCGGGGGCGTTGCACTCGACGATCTCCTCGAGCCTGTCGGCGTCCAGGAACGCGGAGAAGCGGAACTCCTCCACGCCGTCGTTCTCGACCACGACCGTCGGCACCCTCGTGATGGGGCACCTCCCGTTGACCTCGGCTATCTTCGAGTCCCATCCGAAATGGACCTCGACCGCCCCGGGGTGGCTCGCGGAGAGCGGGTCTATGACCGTCTTCCTGTAGTGCGCGCACCCTGGGCAGCACCTGTCGCCGATGTAGATGATTCGCCTCATTGGGGACCTCCGTTAATGGAAAGGCCCCCTTGCGGGGACCTAGGATGAAAGCTGTTCTATTGCTCGCCGGTATTTCTCGGCTCGGCGTGCGTGACGGAATCGCCGCCGCGCCTCGCCACGTAGTCGTCTATCCACCTCTCCCAGTCATCGACGACCGGGACCGCGCTGCACCTGCACCACGGGTGGAGCGGCGGGTAGTTGACGCCGGGAGCCCTGTCCTCGTACCTCACGGGCCGCTCGAGCTGCTCCCGCTGGATGTCCAGGCACACCGGGCAGGCCCTCGAGTCGGCGCACACGACGCGGTAGCACTCGAAGTCCCTCTGGTGGACCTGCGCCTGCGCCTCGTTGAACAGGAACGTCCCCTCGGTGAACACGAGCCTCTTCGCGTCGGACCGCGACACGCGGTCGAACCTCTCGAGCAGCTGCTTCACCAGCTTCTCGTAACTCATGCCGCGCGCCACGCCCTTGGCGAAGTCGTCGTTGAGGTAGGCGGCGAGCTTGGCCCTGTTGCCCCAGATCGCGTCGCTGAATGCCCCGGACTTGGCCCAGGCGGCCCCGACCGTTGCGGTCACTATCGCGTCGTTGATCGAGTAGAAGCTCTTGCCGAACCCCATCTGCTCCGCCGCGAGGTTGGCCGCCCTCATGGCCTGCTTCCTGAAGTGGGCCTCCAGCTCCTCCTGCTCTATGGCGCCGATCTCGAACTGCCGCATCCTGATGGACTCCTGCAGCCCCTCGAGCATGTCGAGGCGGTAGATGCTCTCGCGCACCGGCATGAGGTGGGCGTACTGGGGGTACTTGCGCGCGAACTCGTCCATGCGCTCTATCAGCAGGCGCACGTCCTCGTCCGGCAGGGTCTGCAGCAGGGTGCGGTACTCGATGACGTTCGCCTCGCCGTACCTCTGGTAGTAGGCGGCTATCTCGCGCGACAGCTCTGCGGCGTGCCTTTCGTAGACCTTGGCGAGCCTGCCCTGCAGCGCGGCCTCGTCGGCCTCCATCTGCCTGAGCAGGTCCGCCCGCCTGCGGTCCCAGTACGCCGCGTCCCTAGTCATCGTCGGCCAGGATGATGTCCACGATCTCGGCCTTGCGGGCGCCCTTCGGCACCTCGATGCCGCTGCCCTCGGCGAGCCTGCGCAGCTCGGAGATGGTCATGGCCATGAGCCCGGCGCGGCCCTCGTCGTCTGAGGGGGACGGCCGGGGGCCGATTCCGGCTCGGGCTTGGCCTCGGGCTTGGCATCCGGCGCGTCGTCGGCCTCGTCGCGCGCCGGCTCGGGCGCGTCCCCGTCGGCCACCGTGAGGAACCGGGCGTCCGCCCAGCCGCCGTCCAGCCGGCACCATCCGCGCTCGACCGACAGGCACCTCTCGCTGCCGGCGGGCATCGTCCTCACGACGGGCGCGTACGCCTCGGGGGCCTCCCTCACGTTCAGCACCGTGCCGGGGTTCCTCGGCTCGTATGTAGCGATCATTCGCCATCACCTTCCTCGACGGGCGCCCTGTCCAGGGGCAGCCCTCCCGTGGAGACCTCGGCGCGCCTCTCGCGCTCGGCCTCCTTCCTATCGATCTCGGCGGCGGGGTCGTCCACGCAGGACAGCACGGACAGCTGCGTCTGCTCGGAGACGATGCCGGACAGGCTGCCGGCCACGGCCGCCTCGCTCGCCAGGTCCTCGGGCATGTTCCTGTGCATGACCACCTCGCAGCCCTCCCAGTCGGAGCCGGAGAATCCCGCCTCCGGGTAGTTGGCGAGCAGCCTCAGGCGCTCCATGACGCCCGCCTTGAACTTCCGCTCCTTGTTGCGGGCCAGGTTGTTCATGGGCATCATGCGCATCTTCAGCGCGGTGCCGCTCGCGGTCGAGAACCCCTCGTCCGTGATGTCGGGCACCATGGCCATCTTGAATATCAGGTCCTCGAGCCTGTTGATCAGGTTCTCCTGCGTCGCGTCGCCGTCGGGCTTCTGCAGGAACATGACCTCGATGGGCTCCTCGCCGTCACCCCACAGGTTGATCAGCTTGTACTCGCGCAGGTCCTCCTTGAAGTCGTCGGGCAGCTCGGTGCCCTTCACGACCATGTAGGCGTCGCTGAAGTACTCGACGTCGTTTGCCTTCTCGGACAGCACCCGGTTGTACGCCTCTATGAGGTTCAGCACGCCCTCGTACAGGCCGCGCCTCTCGGAGTTCTGCGGGTATGCGACCGCCGGGACCCCCTTGAAGTAGTGGGGCACCGGCTCTCCCACGGTCACCTCGCCCCCGTCCTCGGAGAACGGGTAGACGTTGTCGGCGTCGGAGAAGCTGCCCCTCATGCGGCCCTCCTCGTCGAAGGCGTAGCGGACGAATGCGACCTTTCGGTGCAGCACCGAGTCGTCGTGGACCATGAAGGACGTGAGCGGGGACACCGGCGCGCTCCTCGGCCTGCCCTCGTCGTCCTGGTACAGCATCTCGTAGGCGATGCCGTACTTGGAGGCAGCCTTCGACAGCTCGGCGTCGACGTCCTCCTGGGAGTTCATGCGCGACCAGCGGCGCAGGTACTCGGCCTTGCCCGCCTCCGGGTGCGTCACGTCCACGGGGACCCCGATGAAGTAGCCCTCGAACGTCTCAGTGATGTCGTAGGCCATGTCGGCGGCGAGCCTGTTGTCCGGCTTGTAGTCGGGCTTCGGGCCGCGCCCGAACACCTCGTAGCGCGTCTCGTAGGCGTGGCCCAGGTACTCGAGCCTCGGCAGGTGGCACCGCCTGTGCTCGTCCACGAGGGAGCGTATCGCCTCCCCGTCCAGGACCGTCCCGGACGGCACCGTGAAGTCGTCGCTGACCGGCTCCATCTTGAGGCGGTCGTAGTAGAAGCTGTGGAACTCGTGCACCTCACACCCCCTCCTTGAATCTCTTGATCTTCGGCCTCCTCGAGTAGGCCCTGAGCGCGGACGCCATGGAGTCGGGCATGTCGTCGTGCGCGGCGTTCTCGCTGTAGTCCAGGACCTCGTTGACGGCGCCCGCGTCGAGCGGGTAGGCGTCGCAGTCGAGCAGCCTGATGCGCGGCCACTCGGTCTTCAGGTAGGTCGAGATCTTGATGAACTTGTTGGTCGACTCCGTGTAGGCGATGCAGGGGTGGCCCATGCGGATGACCTTCTTGCGCAGGTAGCCCTTGTCGGCGTTCCTCTCGAGGTGGATGCTGCCGACCCTCAGCTCGCGGCACAGCCTTATGACCTCGGGCAGGCAGTCGTCGACGTGCCTCCCGGGCCAGAGCCTGATGTGGGCCCTCCACCCGTCCTCGGACGCGTTCAGCAGGGTGAGCGCGGTTCCGTCGGCCCCTCCGTACGCGGCGTCGAGGTGGGCGATGCCGTCGGCCAGCTCCGACGGGTCGGAGAAGTACGACGGCTCGGAGAACATGGCCTCCTCGTCGGCGATGTGCTTCAGCTTGTAGTTGGCCGCGAACAGCGACACGCTCATGGACGCCTCGATCGACGCCAGCTCCTCGCGCGAGATCAGGCCGGTGCTGTAGCAGTCCCAACGCTCTATGTCTGGCATGAGGGTGAACGCGTCGTCCTTGTGCCACGGGGTGCCGGTGTTGTAGATCCTGCCGCCCCTGTTCTTGATGTTCTGCAGCTCCTGGTAGATCAGCTTGATGCGCTCGCGCTCGGCGGCCGACACGCGGTCCTTCACGTTGACGATGTCGTCGGTGAAGACGCGGTCGGCGTGCTTGCCGGTGATGGACCCGCCGCATCCTAGGCCGACGAGCTGTGACGCCCCGGAGACGCCCTGCCTCAGGTTCGTGGACACCTCGGACTGCGTCTCCTTAGTGAGGACGAGGTCGATGCCGTACAGACTCCGGACGATGGCCCTGAAGTGGCCCGTCCTGAGCACGGAGGCGGTCGCGGCCAGCACCTCGGCCACGTCGGCGTCGGTCTTGCGCATGAAGATGGTGCGGTCGCCGGGGAACAGGACGATGATGAACGCGAAGGCGATGCCCAGGCACGTGGTCTTGAACGACCCTCGGTGCGCCTGCAGCGTGTGGTCGCCCTCGCCGAAGACCATGTCGCGGATCCACTTGTTGTGCAGGTCGGTCAGCTTGTCGTACCCGATGCCCACCGCTATGTCCCGGGGACACCGGTATATGAGGTCGACGAGGTCCTGGCGGTCGTCAGGCACCGTCCCTCTCCTTGGCGGAGCGGATCATGCCCGCTATCTCCTCGGACGCCTTGGCCACATCGGCGCTCACCTCCACCTTCTCGACGGGCTTCTCGCCCGCCGTGTCGCGGAGGAACTGCAGGGCGGCGACGTCGCCCCTCTTGGCCTTCTTGGCCACGGCGAGCACCGCCGCCTGCCCGACAGTGAGGTTGGCGTCGGGGAAGTTCTCGAAGGCGAGCTCCCTGATGTCGTCCAGGTCCGCGTCCTCGCACGGCATGTCGAGGACGAGCTGGGCGATCTCCTGCATCCCGCGCCTCTCGGCCCTCTTCCTGGCAGACGCGAGGCCGCCCTTGCGGCCGTTCGCGCTCCTCTGCTCGGGTGTCAGGTCCTCGTTGCGGATCAGGTTCTGCTCGTTCGCCATACGGTCACCTCCCCCCGCGCCTAGTCGTAGGCGAGCCCCATCTGCGCCTCGCGCGCGCGGAGCTCCCCCAGCCAGTGGAAGTCGAAGCTGCCCCACACGAGGCTGTGGACTATCGCCGTGTCGAACATGAACTGCCACTGCCTGTCGTCCCAGTCGTCCGTCTCGTGCGAGTCCCGCCACGCGGCGTACCAGCGCCTGGTGGCTGCGCAGAAGTCGAACTCCTCGGGAAGCTCGGGCTTGACCCTCTTGGCCATGCGCCCTCCGATTCTCTCGTCGGCCCGCCGGAGGGGCGGGCCGTGACCCGGCTAGGAGCCGGACTTGCGCCCGGCGGTGGAGCCGGAGCGGTTGCGGCCGAACACTCGGCTCGCGGCGTTGCGGACGCGGCCGGCGACGTTGCGCGCGGCCCTGCGGATGCGCTCACCCATGGCGATCTCCTCTCTTTCCCGGTTTGCAGATACATGAAAAAGGCCCCTCGCGGGGCCTGATTCGCATATGGCAGGTCATGGAGGTGTCGAGCCCCCGTCTGCGGTTTTGGAGACCGCCGGTCTACCGTTGACCCAATGACCTGTGTGGCGGATGGCGAGGGATTCGCACCCCCAAGGGCTCTCGCCCAACCTGTTTTCGGGACAGGCGCCTTTACTGCTCGGCCAGCCATCCGTTCTGGTGCCGTCGGCGGGGCTCGAACCCGCAACCTGCCGCTTAGGAGGCGGCCGCCCGATCCGGTCGGGCCGCGACGGCGTGGAGGAGGGCACAGGATTCGCACCTGCGGTCCGGGGTGGCCCCTCGGACTACGGGGTAGCAACCCGCTGCATTCGTCTGCTCTGCCAACCCTCCGATATGAACAGGGGGCCTCGCGGCCCCCGTGGTCATCGCTGTTTAGATTCCGCCTCGATCTCCCTCAGCCAGGAGGAGGCGTCGAGGTACTTGTCCCCGTGCTTGTGCAGGTTCCAGTCGGACAGGAACTCCTCGCTGTCCTCCCTGTTGCGGAACACCGCGCAGATCCACACGTCCGTATCGGTGACCTCCCCGAGCCGCCTCGGGGCCCGGGCCGCCATCAGCGCGGCCTTCAGGGCCATCGCCTCGTCGTAGCTCGCCCTCTCGAGGGATTGCGAGTAATCGACGCCCGCGAGCGGGTTCGGGGTCCTCGTCGTGGACTTCGGCTGCCTGGGGAACCCGCGCCGCCTCTCGGGCGGCCTGAACGGGCCGACGGCCTCGCGAAGCTCCTCGCCCGTCACGAACCTGCGCTCGGGCAGGTCGGTCACCTCGCAGAACCTGGACCGCTCAGCATCGTCCCTGAAGCACAGGCACGTCCAGAACTCGGAGTCGGTGGCGTCCTTGAAACGCTCGGCCTCCCTCTTGATGCGGTCGGCCATGGCCTTGTCGTCGAGGGTCGAGCCCTTCTTGGCGCCGCCCTTCCTCTTGAACTCAAAAGCCATCCGGATCCTCCCCGTGCCTGATGAAGTCCGCCGCGAGAAACGGGAACCAGTCGAGCAGCCTCTGATAGTCGTCCGGCAGGTGCCGGCGCAGGGGCTCGGTGAACCGATAGTCGGTCCCGTCGAAGCTGCGGCCGAATATCTCGTAATCGATCGGCAGCTCCACGCCCGCGTCCTCGATGCAGCCCATGACCTCGGCCTTGAGCCAGTCCGCTATCGGGCTGACCTTCCTGTTCGACTCCTTCATGACGCCGTGCTTCACGAACGACGTGCGGCGGTTGAGGGAGTCGGCGGCGCGGACGCCGTCGGCCTTCCACGTCTTCGGGTCGAGCCCCAGCTCGTCGAGCACGACTTCCCACGTCTGCTGGTAGTCGGGCGTCGGGAGGTTCGCGGCCTCTATGACGCGAAGCCTCTCGGGCGGCTGGTCGACGCAGTGGTTTATGAGCCTGAAGAACGACGGGTTCGGGTAGCGGTGGATGTGCGCGCCGAAGTAGTCCTCGAAGTACCCGAGCTCGTCGTTGACGAACTGCAGGTCCGGGACCAGCCAGAAGTAGACCGGCACGATCTCGATGTCGTACTCGCGCATCGCGAGCCACGCGGCGATGGAGTCCTTGCCGCATGAGAACGACAGCGCGACGGGCTGATCGAGCGCCGCGAGGCGCTCGAGTATCTCCTTGCTCGTCGGCTGGCCGTTGATGATCGTTGGCATCTACTCACCTCCGTCTTGCATGAATCTGCCGCCCGCCGGTTTCGGCGGCGGCTGCTGTGCTAATCGGTTCGGGTGATGGTTCTGGTATCCGGCTGATTGCCACGGCAATACCTCGGATACACGATACCACGAAAGTTTTTACCTTCCGTTACATTTTCACCCGTCTATCCTCAGCGCGGACTCCGGCATGTCGTCGCTCGGGACCAGAGCGAGCTCGTGCCCGCACACCTCGGCCATCTTGGCCATGGTGTCGCAGCGCGGGCTGCTGCCCCTCGCGATGCCGTTGCTCACGTAGCTGTCGGTCTTTCCCAGAGCGCGGCCGACCTTGTACATGGGCGTTCCGGATCTTGCCCCCGCCTCTTTCAGGGCCTCATATGCATCCATCCGATCACCTCCAATCTGTCGGGCATTATACACCTAATTGCACAGCTTGCAATTGTGTGTAATATATGAACTGCTTACACCTTATTGCTAGTACACCTTTTTGCTAGTAATGTACTTGTCAGCGGGGGATAGGCCCCCGACCACGACCGAAGGGAAGCACACCATGAGCAGCTTTGTTTGTTCGGATCACACCATCCTGGCCATTGTCGAGGGCATGAGGAAGTACGACATGGTTGCCAAGAAGAAGGCCGAGAGCCGGGACATGGCAGAGGCCCTGCGATTCATCAACGAGTACCAGACCACCAAGCGGTACATGAAGCACGGCGAGGCCAGGAAGTGGGCCATCGAGGTCGACCACCGGGAGGTCAGGGCAACCCCGAGGCGGTACAGCGACGGGGAGGTGCTTGCGGCGATCGAGTGCTACCTGTACCAGATCGACACGGCACCCCTGCACGACTTCGACTTCATCACCCTCATAGCATCGGTGAAGCTCCTCAAGGAGAAGATCATCGAGGCGGGCAAGGCAGCCGGGGGCCTCAAGGAGGTCACCAAATACGGGGCTGTGTCCATCTACGAGCTCTGCGAGGGCGACGAGTGGCACGAGGTCACCGAGCTCCACGGCTGGGATCTGGCGGCCTAGGGACACAATCGGGGAGGGGGCGACCCCTCCCCTCTCAAGAGAGGAGGCGGGCACATGCCCGAGTGGCAGGGAAACACGGATCTGTACGGGCGGCCTATGTTCACCATGCGGGCGGACCTGTTCGAGATCTACTTGGACAGGCTCGAGGCAGCGGCGGACGAGGACGACGGCCAGGCGGTTTACGAGATCATGCTCGAGCTCAGGGAAGAGCTCGAGGCGGCGGCATAAGGGGGAGACCATGCAGAAGATGCTCACGAAGGCCATACAGGGCATGTGCCCGGGCCTGTACGAGACGGACGGACAGGGGATGGGGGCCACGGCGGTTGCCCACTACTTCAGCCCATACAGCGGCTGGGACTAGTACATGACGGAGTGCAACCCAGAAACCGGCGAGGCATTCGGGCTGGTAAAAGGCCATTTCCCTGAGCTGGGGTACTTCAGCCTCAGGGAGTTCGAGGAGATCAACCGGCGCCATGGGTTCGAGCTGGTCGAGAGGGACCCGCATTTCGAGCCCTGCAAGCTGTCGGAAGTCGCGTAAGGGGGAGACATGGACCGCGAGAGGCTGATAGAGAAGATCGGGAAGCTGCTGGAGCACTCCACTGCGAACGGGGCGACCGAGGCCGAGGCCGTGGCCTTCGCCCTCAAGGCCCAGAGGCTCATGGCCGAGAACGGCATCGAGGAGTGGGAGCTTGGGGACGGCGACGTCTCCGAGATCGTCGAACTCGAGGTCAATCCCGGGGTCAGGCGGGCATGGCGGAAGATCCTGCATGTGGTCATAGCCGAGAACTTCAGGTGCAGGGCGGTGCTCAACGTCCACCGGAGGGCCAGGTCGAGCGAGCATGTCCCGTGCTTCATCGGGCGCAGGGAGGACGCCGAGGCGGCGGCCCTCGTGTTCAAGAACCTGCTTGCGGTCGGGGACCGGCTGGGCAGGGAGCACGAGGACGACCATTACACGGACCCCGACGCATACGAGAACTTCGTGCGGGGATTCACCGACGGCGTGAGGCTCGAGCTCGAGAGACAGTCGCAAGCCCTCATGCTGACAACCCCGACCGAGGTCGACGAGCACATGAGGGGCATGAGCCTGGGCAAGGCGAGAGCCCCGAGGCGAGTCGGGTACAGCGAGGAGAGCCGGGCGGCGGGCAGGAGCGCGGGGCGCGACGCCGTCAGGAGCCGCAGGATCGGCGGCATGGCCGGCCTGCCTGCTGAATAGGGCCCGAACGGGGCCGGATACGGCCCCACATCGAGAGGAGAGATCATGTTCGACGAGAAGGCGGCCATCCTGGACGAGGCGCGGGCCGTTCCGGTCTGGGAGTTCCTGGCGGTGCCCGACCCCGAGCGGATGCGCTGCTGCATGGCCTGCTACATCGACGGCCTCGTGCAAGGCGGCATGTGCCCGGAGGAGGCCGGCAGGGCGACGATGGAGCAGGCCGAGGCGGCCATATCGGCCGCGCTTGAGGAGATCGCCCCGAAGCGGGCGGAATAGGGGGCAGACATGGAGGCGACCGAATATGGCACGGGAATCGACCCGAAGACGGGCGAGCAGTTCGACGGGCTCGCGGACCACATCGGCACGGACGAGGGGCGCGCGGCGATAGCCGCCCACGACTCCCACTGGGAGGAGGTCATGAGGCTGGCGGAGCGGCACGGGTTCATAATCCAGGCGTACGGCGGGGCGGCGATCCTCTGCTCGAACTCTGCCTACCTGGAGGCAAACGACGCGGGGGCGCTCGCGGACAGGCTCAGGATGCAGGGCGTGGACCTGTAGAAAGCGAAAAAGGGGGCGGCACAGGGCCGCCCCCTTTCACCTACCACGCCACGACCTTGCCGATAAGGGCCAGGAGGAAGGCGATGACCAGGACGCCCACGAGGAACAGGGCGGCAGTCGCGAAAGACTTCGCGAGGAATCCGACGAACTTGGAAAAGACGTCATCCATCGAGTTCACCTCCCCCGCAGAGAATGGAGTACGCGAGGTCGAGACCCTGCTTGAGCTGTCCGTAGACGGTCTTCTTGGCGAAGTGCTCGGCATCGGCCACGTCCTTCGCCTCGAGGCCGTTGATGTACACCAGCCTCAGGGCCCGCCCGGCCTGCGGATCGGACCTCTGGACCTCCGACACCAGCTCCTCGACGTCCCTGTACTGCCCGGCGAACGTGTCGGCGAGCGTCTGCAGGTCGTCGACGGCCCTGTCGAGGCTCACGATCGCGTTCAGCATCTTGTTGCCGGGGTCGCTGCCCCCCATCGACAGCGCGCTTATGGACGCCGATATGGACGACTTCCTCGCCTCCGCCCTCGCGATGCAATCGACGGCGGACTCGAGCCTGTCGCCGATCAGCGCGTAGGAGCTCAGGAACCGGTGCGCGACCTTCTGCTCGCGCGTCAGCCTCTGGTTCACCGCGTCCACCTCCCGTCGAACACGTAGGACGACCCCGAGTACGGCAGCTCGACCCCCAGGCGGGCGAAATCGCCCTCGGGCATCGACTTGCGGCCGGACGTCTCCATGTGGCGCACCCACTCGGAGACGGGAAGCAGGTACATCCTGTGCGGGAACCTGTACCCGCGCCTGTCGAAGAACTCGACCGCGAGCACGCCCATGTGGCCCTCAATGGCGTCGACCTCTAGCAGGGACCGCACCTGATGGCGGTGGACCCTGTCGTGCCTGAGGTTGCGGTTGGACGTCGCCTTGCACTCGACCAGGCAGGTGACGCCGTCGCCCATCACGACGAAGTCGGCCATGGTGTCCCTGCCGTAGCGGACGCCCGACCGCACGTTGGCGACGTCGGGTATTCGCATGGCGATCAACCCGGCGCGCTCCATCGTCAGCTTGAACTTCCCCTCGAACCTCTTGCCGGCCTCCGTTCCGCTGATCACCCGGCGCTCCCTTCGCTCACCTTGACGTTCACCCTCACCGGCATCCCGCCCCTCTGGACCTCGGCGACCAGCGGGGACATGCCGCACATCCACGAGTCCGGCTCTTCCGTCCCCTCCGCCCTGTCGATCCCGAGCCGGACGCCCATCATGCACGTCTCGGCGTTGCAGGCGCCTAGCCTGTTGAACGGGCACGTCATCGCTCCGTCGGTCATCTTCCGCCCCTCTTCTCCTCGGCCTCGCTCACCCACTCGTCCACGGGCCTGTGCGGGATTCCCAGCTGCTCGCAGATCCCCCGCTCGCAGCGCGCCCCCTTCGAGCCGATGCACTGTGGAAGCTCGGCCACGCCGTCGTACACGGGGGCGCCACGGCGCATCGACAGCATCTCTCGGATGCTCTTGCTCATCGCCGTGCGCCAATCGTCGTCCTCCCCGACCTTGTCGTGGGGTATCGCGGCGATGTAACCCGCCTCTACCAGCCTGCGGCGCGCGCTCTCGAACGCCTCGCGGTTCAAGCCGTCCTTGCCGGTCACGGGCCCGATGACGTACAGCCTCATGGCCGTCGCCCCTTTCCTTTCTTCAACTCCGCGAGCTCCACCTCGAGCTCACGGCACCTCTCGATAAGCCTCTCGTTGTCGGCCGCCGTGTTGGCCCACGCGGTGGGGTCAGTGAGCTCGGCGAGAGGCATCACGACCTCGCACCTGGTGCCCGACCTGCCCAGCACAGCGACCGTGAGCGTGGTGGGCCAGTTGACGTTCACCGACGAGTGCAGCCGCCTGAGGGCGAGGTGCGCCCTCGCCCTCTCGGCGATACTCGAAACGCTCACCCGATCACCCCTTTGATGCACTCGGCGACGGAACGCTTCAGGGCGCACTCGCGGGCGGCATTCTCCGGGACCACGTCCCCGAAAAGCTCCGACAGCTCGACAGCCTCGGCGTGCAGCGAGTCGGCGATGCGCGACACATTGCCGATCTTCGCCTTCTCCTTCGCCAGCTCGCACTCCAGGTCCCTGTTTCTCTCGATCAGGCGCAAGTTGTCGTCGATGACCTGCTCTGCGACACGCTCGGCGCGGACGATGTACACGCGCTGCTCATATGATGGTTCCGATACATCGAGGCCGTTGTCGAGCACTACCGCCACGGGAAATCCGCTCCCGTCAAACGTGTTGATGTACTCGAAGCCCAAGAGACAGGCTTTGAAGTCATTTTTATCGCTCATTCGCTCACCACCTTCGCTCCGCATCCCATGCAAAAATCCGGTTCGTCATCGTAACCGTGCCTTCGGTCGCACACAGAGCAGCAGAGCTCGACGCCGTTGTCGATCATGCGGCACGTCCGCTCCTCCGGGTTTATGAAGTCGGCGAGCCGTCGCACGCCTGCAGCCTCGTACCACGCGCCGTCATCGGTCACGAGGCCGAGGACGTCCTCCACCTCACCGCGGTCGTAGAACTCGCCGTCGTCGAACCAGTCGGCGACAAGCTCGCGCAGCTTCGCCGCCACCTCGCGGCGCTCGTCATTCGTCGGCATGGCGATCACCGTCCTCTTCGCGCCACCCGGCGCACTTCTCGTAGGTCATCCCGACCTCCCACATCAGGAACGCCTTGTGCACATCCGTGATGGCCTCGTACAGGGCGTCTGCCGCCTTGAAGTAATTCCTCTCTTCGATCAGCCCGCGAGCACGGTCGATGTCCTCGAACGCCAGCTCGGCGTACCTGTGGCAGTCGGTCTTGTACTCCTTCACCGCGCGCCGCATTGCGAAGTTACTCATCGCGCTCACCGTCCCTCCGGTTCCACGCGGAGACGGCGTTCTCCCGCTTTAGCATGGCTTCCGGCCCCGTTGCGCCACAATACCCGCAGCACACGTGCCACGTCGGGATAGAGCCGTCCGGCTCGCCGTTGACGTATCTATCGATGCCACCGGCGTCCTCGATGGAGAGGTTTCTGGAGTGGCCGCAGAACGGGCAGGGCTTAAGCTCGGCCATCGTCATCACCGCCAAGCCCGTCGAAGATGATGTCCATCTTCTTGCACGCCTCGCGGAAGGGCTTGCGGCGGATGATGGAGTCGTAGACGCGCTTGACGGCCATATCAACGATCTCGTCGGCCTTCTCGTCGATGATCGCGCCGACCCTATTTTCGACCTCCTCGCCGATGATACCGCGCCAATCGACCTCCTTCTTTCCGTAGCCGCTGTACTCGCACCTCTTCGGCAGGTCCTTGCGCGCCTCATCGGTCAGTTGCTTGATGACCTCCTTGTAGGCGTCGCGCTTGATCGCCTCCGCGATCGCCGTGTCGTCGATGTTGATGCCGAACTGAACCACGTGCTCCATGGTCAAACCCCCTTGTAACGTTTCTTCCTATTCCCGCGCTCGAAGTGCGTGCATTCCGTGCCGTCGCTAGGTGAGACGGCCTGCTCCTTGGTCGGCTGCACGTCCGGGAACGCGCGGACGGCCCCCAGTTTC